TGGTAAAGGTGCTCATAGGTTACTTGCCAGTGCGGGGTTCCACGACGACTTCAAAGCGACCGTCCGGATGAACCTTGATGATGCCGTCCTTGCTGATGAACTCGCCCTGAAGCAGCGACGGCGTGGTGCAGGAGACTAGGAACAAAGCGGTTGCGAGAAGGATTAGAGTTTTCATTGTTCCTCTTCGGGCGTGTCAACGGGCGTCGATGCTTCGCGGCCCACGATCTTGAGCATGGTGGCGGCGGCGACTTGCATTGCCTCACAGTCAAACAAGTGGTTCTGTCTCGATCCAATGCGTTCCCATATCCACTTGCCAGTTTTCTTGATCCGATGCTCGCCTTCCATCTGGGTGAGGTAGTCTTCGTCGATGTCGTCTGGCACCTCCCACACTGGGCCGTCGTCAGGGTTTTGGTTCCGGCGGAGTCTGGCGAGCGTGTCCTTGATGTTGAGGTTGGACCAATAGAACACCGAGCAACTTTGGCCTCGGCCGAGCACCACCTTGCGGCGCGGTGAATAGAACCGCTCGATGGATTTCCGGCCCTTCACTTTGTGGGTGAACGTGGCTCGCTTGTCGCCCATGAGAGCGGTCCATCCGTGGGCTGCGCATTCACGATAGACGTCATAGGTGGCGTAGCCCGCGTCGATGAAGACGAGGTTGGGATGGATACCGAAGCGCTCCTGCACGCTCTCCACGTCGGTGAAGGTGAGCACACGTTCGTTCCAAATCAGTCGGCTTGATCCATCTTCGGCCCATGCGCGGGCGACGAGGAACAAGTGGTCCATCTGGCAATCCACCGTGAGGATCCGCAGCGGACATGCACAGGGTTCGCCAGATGGAACCAATCGACCATGAGAGTCCACGCCCGCTTCGCCGTCCCACGTTTCACCTTTGAGATAGCTGCCGGGGACGATGTCGAGTTTGTAGTCCTCCAGGTATTCCCGCCATGCGAGTGCCAATCGCTTTTGATAGAACTGCTGAATCAAACTCACATCGCCTTTGCGTGCGGCGGCTTTGGCACGGAGATAGAGTTCTGCCAAGCGTCCCCAGCTCATCGCGCAGAGGGCATTCCAGTGGAATCCTGCGTTTTCTTTTGGTGCGTTCGGATTGGTGGTGACGTAGCAGCCAGTTAGGTTGAGCTCCCTGCGGATGCGGTCACTGTCGTCGAAGTAGTGGTTGCACGAAACGCAGTGCATGGTCGTGGTGTCTCGGACTTTTTGAAAATCCCACTCGCCGGATTCGTCGCGGGCGTCCTTGCTCCACTCGATTTGTTCCCACTTGAAAGGTTGTCTGTGGTGGCAATGCGGGCAGGCAAACGTCCACTCGCGCATGCTGGTGGTTTCAAACTTACGATGGGTGTCATCATCCTCCTCACCGCCCTGACTCATGAATAGGCATTTTCCTAACCACCCGAACGCGGTGACACGTGCCTCGGCTTCTGCCATGTGGCCAGTTTTATATCTCCATGTCTCATCGCAGACTAACCATCTGATAGAGCGGCGTTGGAGGTTCGTCTTGTTATTGGCCCCAAGCACCCAGAGCGTCATGCCATTGGCGAAGTGGATCGTGTTGTTGCGCTTCTTGTGGCGGTTTGCTGGATAGAGCGCCTTCACAGGATCGCACTCGTCGAAGAGTTTTTGGAGGCGGCTTTCGCTTTGGTCCTTCGCGTCATCGTCAGTTTGATCGAGCCATAGCGTTGGTCCCGGGTTGTTGGAGATAATGTGGCAGAGACCGAATTCACCCACGCTTGTTTTGCCACTCTGAATTGCGGCGATGATGCTCACGATCCGGATTTTGGTGTCCATCAGCGCCTCCATCGGCTCGCGCATCCATGGTGAGTTGGCTGAACGAAATCGTCCAGGAATCGGAGAGTAGGGGATCGAGGTGATGTGTTCTTCGCACCACTCCCACGGGGGACGACGGTCGGGTGGACGCCACGCTTCTCGCCAGATCTTGGTGAGTCTTTTGTGTGCTGGCTCGATGATTGTCATTCTCCCTGGTGGAGGATCGTCAACACCTCGTCGATGGCAGCTCGCGCTTCTTCCTGGATTCCGGTGGCGTCGAGACCTGATAGAATCGGTGGTAGTTCCTGCTCGAACTTCTTGCGGAGCATGGAGGTGGCTTGGGCCACCAGTTCGGTCCACGCTTGCCGCACTTCCTCCACTGCCACGAAATCACCGCGCTTGATGCCGAGTCGGAGTTCTCGTTCCTCGACCTCCGCTAACAACTTGCGGGCCTTGAGTGATGTTTCGATGTCGGTGGCATCTTGGGTCAACGGTTCACCACCTTTGAGCTCGTTTCGACGCATGAACTCACGCCACGCCGCCACATCATGCAGTCCATTGGATGCTGGCTTTGGGACGTCCTTGCGTTTCTTCCACGTATTGATCGACTGGCGAGTGACTCCGAGGATGGCGGCCAGTTCGACGTAGTGAGTGGCGGTGGTTGGTGCGGCACCGGTGCCAGTGGCCATCGACTGGAGCATCGCCCGTTCGGCACGGCTGAGCTTACCACCTTTTTGCACCCGGCCCACCAGATTGGCGAAGTCACGTGAGAGTAGTTTTTTTGCAATGTCAGGTGAAACTGGCTCCATCCGCAAGTTGCGGACACGTCAACTAAACTTCACTTCCGTTTCCGCTTTGGCTTGATGATTTCCAGCATCGCTTGAAGCCCAAAACCCTGCGGCATCGCCCGTTCCTGCTCCCAGTTCTCAAGGCTACGCTTCGACACCTTCAATACCTCTGCGGCGTCGCGCTGGCTGTATTGGTTTCTCTCCCTCCACTTGCGAAGGAGGTTGGCGAAGGCGGTATGGTCCATGACAAGTGTCCGCAGACTACGGATGATCGTGTTAGTCGTGTCAAGGTTGGGGCGCGGCGGGTTGACGATTGGGTATGGGAATGAACATCCCCGTGCATTGCGCCCATACCGCCATCGTCGATCCGAACACGCTGAACCCGAACCCGGTGAACCCAAACCGGCACAGCGCCCACCAAATCCAACTTCTCGCGTCGATCATCCAGGAGCAAGGCTGGCGCAATCCGGTCACCGTATCGAAGCGCTCGGGGCTTATCGTTAGAGGTCATGGGCGATTGGAGGCCGCGATTCTCATCGGCTGTCCGACGATCCCAGTGGACGAACAAGACTACGCCAGTGAAGCCGAGGAACTCGCCGACCTACTCGCCGACAACCGCCTGTCTGAACTGGCTGAACTCGACGAGGATGACCTGCGGAAAGTGCTCAAGTCGATCGCCGCCGCTGACCCGAACTTCGACATCGAACTCACCGGCTTCATGGACGACGAGATCCGCAAGTTGATGGATGACGCCGCCAACCCGGAGGACGAGATCGAAATGATCCCCCGCATGGAATGCCAAGCGTTCGAGACCCACGACTACCTCGTGTTCATGTTCCATGATCTGAGGGATTGGATGCAGGTGCTCCAGCTCATCGGGGTGCGCGAGGTTGACTACTCGATCAACCGCAGAACCCACAAAATCGGCCTCGGCCGCGTGCTCCATGGAAAACGACTTATCGAACTCTGCCGCCGCGCCAACATGGCCGGAATTCCGCCCGCTCTCACTCCGCTTGGTGATCTTGTCCCGGAGTCGAAGCCGATCGATCACGAGCCACAAGTTGTTCCCGACGGCGACGCTCCTAGTCCCCGTAAGCGAGGCTGAACATTACCGCCACACTGGGTTGGAAATCGAAACCATTCCCGACGAGATCGCCGGCATCAGCGCGGTGCGGAACTGGGTGCTTAAACATTTCACCGAGGACGCCATCGTGATGCTCGACGACGATATTTCTGCGTGTGTGTGCATGGTGTCCCTTCGGTGCCGGAAGCTGTCTATCATTGAAACGCTGGCGATGATCGAAAACTCGGCGTGGTGTGCGCGTGGGGCAGGGGCCCGGTTGTTCGGTTGGCACCAGCGTAGCGATCCACGGCTTTTACAACGCAATGATCCGTTCGGTGTGAATCACTGGGTCGGGGGCGCGGTGGGCGTGGTGCGCGATGAAAAGGACGGAGTGCCGAAGTGGGATGAACTACTCAAGTGCAAGTGTGACATCGACGCCACGCTCCAAGAGCTGTTGGACAATCGGCTGGTCTGGAACGAAGCACGGTTTTGTTTTGTCCAGGAGCGCGACAAGAACCTCGGCGGCAACAGCCTGTTCCGAAGTGAGGAACGCATCGCCACCGAGAAGCGATACCTCAAGCGCAAGTGGAAGGCCCATATCCGCATGGAATCCTATAAGAGCCAGGATCGCGTTTCGATGGACGCACCTCGTAGGCAGTCGGTGAAGCTCTGAAATCCAAAATCCTACGATAGACTCTCACACAAAGGTCTCAAACCCGCGCGTATTAGTGACTTAAGTTTGGCAGGATTCTTTGAGTAGAACTTGAAGACTCCATAGCTACCTCCGGGCATACCACTGTCGAACTCATCCTCAGTCCAATCGTCGCAATGAGTGTAGGCAAGATGCATGATGTCAGAGGTGGGTAAGCGAGCAAAATCAAGATCCGGAAACTCATCTTCTAGGTCGGCGAAATTCAGCACCTTGTATGGGATTGATTCATCATCTCCTTCAAAAACAAGTTTTAGATAACTTTGAGACACAGCTCCTAAAGCAATAAAGATGTGACGA